TTCCACAGTGGACAGATGACTGGGCAGTATGTGCAGTAGATATTCCAGACGCAGCATGTCATTGGTATGTTGCAGAAGCAGATAATACATTTGGTGAAGGATTTGATTGGGAGAATGCTCCTTGGTTTGATGCTAATGGATTGAATGACATAGCACCAATACAGAAGAAGACCGTAGCACAGAAATTACAAGACCTAGGTTGACAGTAGTACATTCAGTCAACGTAATGATCCTCATACTTATCATAAGTGTGACGATTCTCATCGCCTATATAATGAAGTATGCTTATGAGGAAATGAACGATGGGAGCACTGACACCCCCAAGCAGGAAGAGTTGTTACAACTTCCGAGTGACGGAGATAACAAAAGTAGTTGATGGAGATACCATTGACGTAGTAATAGACCTAGGGTTCGATATCTATAAGCACGAGAGAGTAAGAATTGCAGGAATTGATACTCCCGAGAAGAGGACAAGAGACTTAGAAGAGAAAGCATTGGGTATAGATGCAACAAACTGGATGAAAGGAACGTTAGAGGATACTATAAATGGAGAACACGAACTTACTATACGTACTGAACTCAAAGGTGGCGTGGGTAAGTATGGTAGGCTTCTTGGTTGGTTATACGTTGGCGATGATCCTATATCACTCAACGAACAGATGATTGACGAAGGGTACGCATTAGAGTATGATGGTGGTACGAAGAATAAAGATTGGGAAATCCTAAAAGAGATTCGTCGTAAACATGGCACCCTAATAGAATGATACCTACTATGAGAAAAACTATTATTAACGCACTCAAAGCACACGCAATGGGTGACATCAAAAAACATTTAGCAAACATTGAAATCTATTTGGAGAATCCTGCTGGCATTGGAGAACACTCTGATGTTATGGAAGCAATCCAAGTAGAACTAGATCAGGTGGCAAAATACCATGACCAACTCGAAGTCCTCTCAAAGTACGTTGACAGGGAATCTGGTTCATGAAGTTTCTTCATTAATTAGACATAAAATATTAACTCTCCCCGACCTTCAACCATTTGATAATCCACATCCTATTGTAGAAAATGACGATGTGTTTATCATTAACGAGATGAATAGTTGTAGGGGTCTTAGGAAGGTACATTTAGAAACAGGATATACAAAGAACATTGAAGTCATGCACTGTGTGTTCTTTCCTGATCCAAACTACCCCCTACCTATTTTTGGTGCCGATATAGTAGCAACACCGAAAGTAATTACTGCTGCCATAGCAGATATATCTCCTGTATATAATGCAAGTAGTATATACTATGGTTTAGATTTGATCGCTAGTCAATATAAATTTAAAGAACCAAGAGCATTACCAGAATGGGCAGATATATTCTCACCCTTCTGTCAGTTTGTGCGTATAAGAGATAATAAAGAGAAAGGAATGTTTGTTCAGTTAGTAGAAAGATACTTAGATATCTACATTGAACATGTGTATGGTGCTGAAAGAGATCCTCAGTGGATAAATACTATGAAGCGTATGGATGATCAGATCTGGTATTGTAAGCAACAAAGGCAAAACAAAAAGACTAAGGCAGTCCTTGGTCAGTGGTTTGATCCTGAGTGGGCACAAGATTATATCGACAATACTTTATTTGATACACCCAACAGTAACTGGCGATGGTGGATGAACAATGAGTGATCAGCAGTATCTAGGTAACCCCAATTTAAAGAAGGCGAACGTTGCACATCCCTTTACACCCTCACAGGTTAAGGAGTTTGTGAAGTGTTCTCAGAATCCTGTATACTTTATTAAGAAATACATTAGGATTGTTTCACTAGATAAGGGTCTTATACCATTTGACTTGTATGATTTCCAAGAGGATATGGTACAGAAGTTTCATGATAAGAGATTTAATATAGCAAAACTACCAAGACAGTCTGGTAAATCAACTGTTGTTACCTCATACCTTCTATGGTATGTGATATTTAATGATAACGTCAACGTAGCGATCCTTGCTAACAAGGCAGCAACTGCTAGGGAGATGCTACAACGTCTACAATTAAGTTATGAAAACCTCCCAAAATGGATGCAACAAGGAATCAACCAGTGGAACAGAGGATCACTGGAATTGGAGAATGGAAGTAAGATCATGGCTGCATCTACTTCTGCTTCTGCTGTTAGGGGTATGTCGTTTAACGTTATATTTTTGGATGAATTCGCTTTCATTCCGAATCATATCGCTGATCAGTTTTTTAGTTCTGTATATCCTACTATCTCATCTGGTAAATCTACCAAGGTTATCATCATTAGTACACCTCACGGGATGAACATGTTCTATAAACTCTGGCATGATGCTGAGAGGAAGAAGAACGAGTACACAACAACAGAGGTTCATTGGTCACAGGTCCCAGGCAGGGATGCTGTATGGAAAGAACAGACTATTGCGAACACATCAGAAGAACAGTTCCGTGTTGAGTTTGAGTGTGAGTTCCTGGGATCTGTTGATACCCTCATTGCTGCGTCTAAGTTAAGGATGCTGGCATATGAAGATCCTATTACTAAGCATAAAGGATTAGATGTATATGAAAAACCAATAAAGGATCATCAATATTGCATAACCGTAGACGTCGCCAGGGGTGTGACTAAGGATTACTCTGCATTTGTGGTGATAGATACGACAACAATACCATATAACCTAGTAGCAAAGTATAGAAATAACACTGTTAAACCATTACTCTTCCCTAATACAATAAACGATGTCGCATGTGCGTACAACCATGCGTTCATATTAGTGGAGGTAAATGATATAGGTGGACAGATTGCGGATATACTACACTATGACTTGGAATATGATAACCTTCTCATGGCATCTATGCGCGGACGTGCAGGACAGGTGGTAGGACAAGGTTTCTCAGGTAGTAAAGTACAACTAGGAGTCAAGATGTCAACCACTGTCAAGAAGACAGGGTGTGCGAATATGAAACAGTTGATAGAAGATGATAAGTTATTACTATCAGACTATGAAATCATTGCGGAACTAACCACCTTTATACAAAGAGGACAGGCATGGGAAGCGGAAGAAGGATGTAATGATGACCTTGCTATGTGTCTGGTTATGTTTAGTTGGTTAGCAACATCAGATTACTTCCGAGAGTTACATGATAATGATGTCAGAATGCGTATGTATCAGGAGCAGAAGGAGCAGATAGAAGCAGACATGGCACCCTTCGGTTTCGTCAGTGACGGATTAGAGACGGAAACCATCATTGACAATGAGGGTCAAGTATGGCATACTGATGAATACGGAGATATGTCTTACATGTGGGATTACAAATGATTACTTTTTTATTAGCAAGTGCTGGTTTACTAAACCTATTGTTCTATGTTTTTGCAATAGGGTTTGTGGTATCTTTGATACTGGAACAGATACTTAAAGCAAGACCTCTCTCATCTTTTGCAGAGATAAACGAAAGGAACAACTATATAGTACAGACCAACAGAAAATACTGTTGGAGACAAGCATGGGTCACTAATCTAATATGGTTTATGGTCAATGTAAGTTTGTTCTTGATATCAAGAAACATGCAAACACCAACTGATACATTCTGGAACGGAATCTAATGGTAGTTAAAGTAGACAAGTCAGAAGAGTTTATAAAGAGTGGAAAGAAACTTGCATCAGAGTATCCTGCTCAATCAAATAAGGATGGTTTCCGTATTGTGAAGGATGGATCTCGAAAGTGACTTCTTAGAATTAGAACATCTTATCCTAAAACAACGTGTTTGCAAGACATGTGGGATAGAGAAAGACCTATTGACAGACTATTATAAGACTAGAAAAGACAGAGGTGCTATGCCCTCTGCTTTTTCGTATGAGTGTAAATCGTGTACGAAGATAAGAATTAAGAGAAGACGCAAAACCGTTGATAAAACTACATACTCCTACCCTGACTGGTGATGTTCACGTCCTGTTTCCCCACTGGAAACATGCATTTTTCTAAATATTAATAGCATCCGAAATGAATTTAATCCGAGGAGTATACCCAGATGGCATCCACACAAATTTCACCAGGTGTCGTTGTCCTAGAAAGAGATCTAACTAATACCGTCAACGCAACTGTTGATAACATTGCAGCGGTAGTTGGAACCTTTCAGAAAGGACCAGTAGATGAGGTTAGAACAATCTCGTCCGAGAGACAACTGGTTGAAGAGTTTGGTAAACCAAACGACAGTAATTACGAGTACTGGTTTTCTGCTGCACAGTTTATGCTGTATGGCGGTTCATGTAAAGTAATTCGTGCAACAAGCACATCATTAAAAAATAGTATTGACACTACTACTGTAACAGATACAACATTCTCTGCATCTGATACTACACTGACAGTCAGTGAAGCAACTGACTTCGACAACGGAGATCTTTTAAAGATCGACGCTGAAATAGTTTCAGTCACAGGAATATCTGGTTTAGATATAACAGTAAGTCGTGGACAGTTAAACACATCTGCGGTATCTCACGCTGCATCTTCACAGATCACATTGATCGAAGCAGCAGGAACTACTACAACAATCAACGAAGGCGGTACATTTAGTAATAGTGATACAACACTAACAGTTACTAACGCTTCTACACTTGGAGTTCAGATAAACTCTTACATCAGAATTACTGATGAGATCATGCAAGTTACTGGTATTTCTACCAACGACTTGACTGTAACAAGAGCACAACTAGGAACTGCTGCATCATCACATACTGATGGTGTTACTGTAACTCTATTGACTGTTACTACTAACAAGACAACAATCAATGAGACAACAACATCTGGTGTTACTCCTCCCTTAATCAAGAACTTTGATGAGTATGAGGCAACAACTGAAACTGCTTCTAACAACTGGAAGTGGGCAGGAAGAACTCCTGGATCATACGGAAATAGCATTCGTGTCGTAATGACAGACGCTGGTCCTGATCAGATTCTATATCTCGCTGCTCCAACAACAGGTAACCCTGAGCATAAGTTAGAGACAGGCAAGAAGGTTAACATTTCAGCAACTAGTTCTTACTCACAGATTTATTCATACGTCTTAGAGATTGAATTTGATAACGATGCTTCACTAGTCGGAACATTTGATGGTGGTAACTTCTTTACTGCTGTATCTGGTAACGTAACTGGTAGTGTGGTTGCTTACAATTCCTCAACAAGAAAGATAGAAGTCACAGTTGACACAACATCATCTGATTACCTAGAAGTTGGTGACACAGTTACTGAACTACTAAACAGTGGTGGATCTCCTGGATCTGCATCTGGTGATAGCGCAAAGATTAAGTCTATTAACAGAAGACTTTCTATCGTTATGAATAAAGATGCTGTTAACTTTGTAGCAAACCAAGTAATTAAAGAAGGATCTACATATGCTGCTGACGGTGTAACAACTGCTGGTAGAGATGTAAATATCGTTTCTATCGCAGATGAGTATGCAAGTCGTGTATACGGTAATGAGCAAAAATGGTCATCTATTGCTAAGAGACCTGGAACTTCTGCATACGCAGCGGACAGAAATGGATTCCGCGACCTAATGCACATCCTTGTTCTTGATGGAGACGGTGGTATCACTGGTGTCCCAGGAGCAGTTCTTGAAAAATTCACCGACGTGTCTAAGGCATCTGATGCTAAGTCACCTCAGGGAACTAACATTTACTACAAAGATGTTATCAAGGCATCTTCACAGTATATCTGGTGGGGTTCACACGAATCAACATTAGTATTAGATATTGATGGCACTGCAACAGGAGACGTCGGAACAACTGCAACAGGCAGACAGTTTGACCTCTTTAAGAGCACAACTGCTATATCAGATATAGATGATCCTGCTGGAACTGCATCTGGTGCAGTACCGCTTATGTTCACAAAGGGAACTTCTACTATCAAGTACTCCTTAAAAGGTGGAGTTGATGGTTACTCAGCAGAAAGAGATAAGTTATTTGATTCATATGACTTACTAAGCGACCCTGAGACAGAAGAGATAGACTACATTATAGGTGGTCCAGGCATGAGCAATGAGTCTGACTCTATTGCTAAGGCACAGAAATTGATTGACATTGCAAACATCCGTAAGGACTGCATAGCATTCATTTCACCTCCTAAGTACTCTGTTATCGGTGTACCTAGCACAAACACTATTGTAGAAAATACAATATCATTCTTCGATGCATTATCATCAACATCATACGCTGTATTTGATAACAACTACAAGTACATGTATGACAAGTACAATGATAAGTATCGTTACCTTCCATGTAACGCAGACGTTGCTGGACTAACACTAAGTACTGCACTTAACTCAGAACCATGGTTCTCTCCTGCTGGATTCAACAGAGGACAACTATTAAATGCTGTTAAGTTAGCATACTCACCATTAAAAGATCATAGAGATCGTTTATATGGTTCACGAATCAACCCTATCGTATCATTCCCTGGACAAGGTAATATACTTTACGGAGACAAGACTGCACTTGCACAAGCATCTGCTTTCGACAGAATCAACGTTCGTCGTTTATTCTTAGTAATCGAGAGAGCAATCTCACTGTCTGCTAAGGGACAACTCTTTGAAATCAATGACGAGTTTACTCGTAAGGGATTCAAAAACTTAGTTGATCCATACCTAAGAGGAGTTCAATCTGCTCGTGGTATTATTGACTACCTAGTTGTATGTGACTCCACAAACAACCCCGCAGAAGCACAGGACCGTGGTGAGTTCTTTGCTGAAATCTTTGTTAAACCAACAAGGTCGATTAACTTCATCACACTTACATTTACTGCAACCAGAACAGGGGCAACCTTTGCTGAGGTAACACAGTAATTATTATTCACCACAAAAACAATAGGTAAAACTAATGGCATTAGAAGTAACAAAGGACATTATCTCATTCCGTAACTCGGTAAGAGAAGTTGCCCGCCCCAATCAATTCCAAGTTGAACTAGATTTTCCAAGTGGATTAGCACCCGCTTCTCCATCTAAACTAGCAGAATTTGGAACCTTCCTAGTTAAAGGAGCAAACTTACCAGCATCTACTGTTGGTACAGTTGAAGTTCCATACAGAGGAAGAGTCTTAAAGATTGCAGGAGACAGAACATTTGAACCATGGACTGTTACTGTTATCAACGACGAAGGATTCAAGTTAAGAAACGCTTTTGAAGAATGGTCAGATAAGATCAGTGAACTTGCGGAGAACAGATCCTTTTTTAGCAACGCAACACAGTATCAAACAAGTGCTGTTGTAAGACAGTTGTCAAGATCAGGTGGAGACATCAAATCATACAAATTTGAAGGAATCTATCCTGTAAATATCTCTGCTATTGACTTAGCATGGGATAGTAATGACGCTGCTGAGGAGTACACAGTTGAGTTCGCAGTCCAGTACTGGCAACCATTTGGTGACAAGAACGACATCTATAACTCAGTTAAAGTTGAAAAAGGCGGAAGGGGCACCTAGAAACTTGTCTAAATAATAATGTAAAAGATAACGATACTTTCGATGTCACAATTATTTGGTTATAGTCTAGACCGCAAAAAGAAGGGGAAGGAAGCGACCCCTTCTTTCGTGCGTAAGGAATCTGATGACGCAGCGCAACCTATTGTTGCGGGTGGTTATTTCGGACAGTATGTGGAAATGGGCGACGCTGCTAATAAAGCAAGCGAAGCAGACCTTATCGGTCGTTATAGAGAAATGTCACTACATCCAGAAGCGGATGCAGCGATTAATGATGTTACTAATGAAGCGATTGCAGGGGATTTGAATGATCACCCAGTAGATATTGATCTACAACATCTCCCTGGATCACAAAATTTAAAGAACAGAATCAAGGAAGAGTTTGATAACGTCCTTGTTCTATTAGATTTCGATAGAAAAGCATACGATATATTCCGTAGGTGGTACATAGATGGTAGATTATTCTACCATAAGATGATTGATACTCAGAATCCTAAGAATGGAATCACGGAACTGAGGTATATTGATCCTAGAAAGATTAAAAAGGTTGTAGAATTTGACAAACCAAAGGATAGATTACAACCCATAGATCCTCAGACTGCTTCTATTGTTCCCAAATCAGTTGAGTATTACATCTACTCACCGAAAGGATTAAAAGGATACGAGAACAACGGAATCAAAATTGCTCCTGATGCGATTACATATTGCCACTCAGGTCAATTAGATATGCAACGCAACTATGTGTTGTCCCACATGCATAAAGCAATCAAAGCACTCAATCAACTTAGAATGATTGAGGACAGTTTGGTTATATATAGATTGTCCCGCGCCCCAGAGCGTAGGATATTCTACATTGATGTAGGAAATTTACCTAAGCAAAAAGCAGAAGCATACCTCCGTGAGGTTATGTCTCGCTACCGTAACAAATTAGTATACAACGCTGATACAGGAGAGATAAGAGATGACAAGAAATTCATGTCCATGCTCGAAGACTTCTGGTTACCACGAAGAGAAGGAGGACGAGGTACTGAAATCTCTACGCTCCCAGGTGGACAGAATCTTGGAGAACTTGAAGACGTCAAGTACTTCCAAAAGAAACTTTACCGATCACTCAACGTACCCGAATCACGCTTAGAGTCTGAAAGTTCATTTAACGTTGGTAGATCTGCTGAGATCACTCGCGATGAAGTGAAGTTTCAAAAGTTTGTTACTAGACTACGTAAGAAGTTTAGTGACTTATTCACTGATCTCCTTAAAACACAACTCGTTCTTAAAGGTGTTTGCACCTTAGAAGAATGGGATAGTATGAAGGAGCACATCCAGTTCAACTTCATTGCGGATAATTATTTCTCCGAGATGAAAGAGAAGGAAGTCATGAACGAGCGTCTCGCGATGCTACAACAAATGGATCCTTATGCTGGTAAATATTTCTCTGTTGAATACCTTAGACGCAACATCTTACGTCAAACTGACAATGAAATGTCAGAAATAGACGCACAGATGGCAGCAGAAATCGCAGATGGTACCGTTGTTTCTCCTGTGGAGATGCAACAAATGGAAAAAGCGCAGATGGAAATGCAAATGCAACCACCAGAACCGCCACCTGAGGAAGAAGGTATGTCCGAAAAGGACTATAAAAAGGGAGATATCTAAATAGTAAATATAGTAACATAAATTATGCCATCCCAATCTGCTAATGACATCGTAAATGCGCTATTTGCTGGAAAGAAAGATCTTTCTGACTATGTGAATACGCAAATGAAAACTCTCGCTATGGACTCTATTGGAGACATGAAGAAAGAGGTTGGAAAAACTATGTTCGCACCACAGGAAGAAGGTCCTGAGAACACAGAACAACCTGTTGATGCAATTCCACCTGATCAAATCGAGGAACCCAAAGATGAAACTGATAACGGAACAAATTGATGACGCTACTGTCGTAATTACCGAAGGTAAGAACGGAAAGAAGAATACCTTTATAGAGGGTGTTTTCTTGCAGGGCGAAATCACTAACCGCAACGGTAGACGTTATCCTATTCAAACTCTTGCAAGAGAGGCGAGTATGTACAACGATCGGTTTGTAAAAACTGGACGTGCGTTAGGTGAACTTGGACACCCCGAGGGACCTACAATAAATTTAGATCGTGCATCACACATTATTACTTCTTTAAAGCAAGAGGGTAATAATTTTGTGGGTAAAGCACGTTTATTAGAGACCCCCATGGGTAAGATTGCTAAACAACTTCTTGATGAAGGTGTTAAATTAGGAGTCTCATCACGCGGACTAGGGTCTATCAAAGAAGAGAATGGTATCAAAGTTGTAGGTGAGGACTTCGTTCTTGCTACTGCTGCTGATATCGTTGCCGATCCTTCTGCTCCTGATGCATTTGTTAATGGCATCATGGAGGGTAAAGAATGGGTACTTGCTGGTGGCGCAATAGAAGAGCAAGATATCGACAAGATTAAGAAGAGAATTAATACTGCTGCGGTTTCGCAGTTGGAGGAGAGAAAGATTTCCGCGTTTAATTCATTCCTAAATTCTTTATAAGTATAAATATTAATTAGCAACTCAACAATAACTTAGGACACGGAGTAACAATGTCTGACAAACTTGAAAAAACTGTAACTGAATCTAGTGTTACTGCTAACGCTAAACCTGGCGATCCAATGCCTAAGTCAGAAGCAGGAACACCTGGACAACCTGGATATCAGGATCTAGGAGGACCAACACCATCTAACTCAAAACCAGACGATGAGTCTAATAAGTATAAGACTGGTGGTGGACCAACAGCAGTTCCCCCTTCAACTAAACCATCTGATGCTTCTGCATCTAAGGCAGAGTTTAGTACAAAAGGTGATGTACAGGCATCTCACAAACCTGAGGGTGAGGAGATAACTGAGGAAGAAGTCAGTGAAAGAATTGAAATTGACTTATCCGCTGACGTTGCTGCACTAACTGAGGGTGAAGATCTAAGCGAAGAGTTCAAAGCGAAAGCAGCGACCATCTTTGAAGCAGCAGTGATCTCACGCTTAAACGAGGAAATGGGCAGAATCCATGACGATTATGCCAAGGTCCTTGAAGAAGAAATTGAGTCTGTTAAGACCGAATTGGCAGAGAAGGTAGACGAGTACCTGTCATTCGCGACTAACCAATGGGCAAAAGACAACGCTCTTGCTATTGAGCACGGTATCAAAACCGAAATGGCAGAGTCAGTCCTTGCTGGACTTAAACAAGTTTTCTCCGAGAACTTCATTGATGTTCCCGAAGAGAAAGTTGACTTAGTTGACGAAATGACTGAGCAACTCGATACTATGGAGAAGAAACTCAATTCACAAATCGAAGATAACGTCTCTCTAACTAATGAGATAGGCGGATATATCAAGAATGGGATAGTGACCGAATTATCTGACGGTCTTAGCGTTGCTCAAAAAGAGAAATTCGCTAGTCTAACAGATGCAGTTGAGTTTGAAAATGAAGAAACCTTCCGCGAGAAGGTGAAGACAATACGTGAATCATACTTCAACGATGGCAAACCAGCAACTACTGTTGTTACTGAGGATGTCGAAGTTGATGCACCTTCTGTTGAAGGTACAATGGGCGCATATGTCAACGCACTTTCCCGCTGGGCAAAGTGATTATAGTAAACACTAATCCAAATTTATCCTTTAAATAAGACAAATGTTCAACTCAGAACACTTGCAGGAAAAGTGGGCACCTATTCTAGAACATTCCGAGTTAGATAACATCTCAGATAAGTATAGAAAGGCAGTCACATCAATCTTGCTAGAAAACCAAGAATCATTCCTCAGAGAGGAAGCAGGCATTCTTAACGAAGCTGCTCCAACAATGAGTGCTGGTACTGCTGGTTTCAGTGGTAGTTCAACTGCTACTGGACCTGTTGCTGGTTTCGACCCTGTGTTGATTTCATTAATCAGAAGAAGCATGCCTAAGTTAATCGCTTATGACATTGCTGGTGTACAACCTATGACTGGTCCTACTGGTCTAATCTTCGCAATGAGATCACGCTACGGTACAAACAGAACCGCAGGAAACGAAGCATTCTTTAATGAAGCAGACGCAGAATTCTCAGGAGAGAACGCTGCATCAGATTTAGGTCAGTCAGCACAGTCTGGATCTAACCCTGGTCTACTCAATGATAGTGGTACATATACTACTAACACTGGTATGACAACAGCACAGTCAGAAGCATTAGGTGATGCATCTGGTAACCAGTTCGCTGAAATGAACTTCTCAATCGAGAAAGTTACAGTTACTGCGAAATCTCGTGCGCTAAAAGCAGAGTACAGTTTAGAACTTGCTCAGGACTTGAAAGCAGTCCACGGACTAGACGCTGAGTCAGAATTAGCAAACATCCTCTCAACTGAGGTTCTTGCTGAAATCAACAGAGAAGTTGTTAGAACAGTATACAAGGTTGCAAGACCTGGTGCTCAGAACAACACTGCTACTGCTGGTGTATTTGACCTAGACGTTGACTCTAATGGTAGATGGTCAGTTGAGAAGTTCAAGGGACTTCTATTCCAGATCGAAAGAGACATGAACGCAATCGGGCATGAAACTCGTCGTGGGAAAGGGAACATTCTAATATGTTCTGCTGACGTTGCATCTGCACTATCAATGGCTGGTGTACTTGACTACACTCCTGCTCTTGCTGGAAACTCAAACCTACTTCCTGATGACAATAGTTCCACACTTGCTGGTACATTGAACGGAAGAGTTAAGGTTTACGTTGATCCTTATTCTGCAAACGTATCTGACAGACATTTCTATGTTGCTGGATACAAAGGTAGTTCTGCATATGATGCTGGATTATTCTACTGTCCATATGTACCTCTACAAATGGTCAGAGCAGTAGGTCAGGATACATTCCAACCAAAAATCGGATTTAAGACTCGTTACGGTATGGTTGCTAACCCATTTGCGGAAGGCACTGACCAAGGCGGTGGAGATCTTGATCCAAACAAAAACAGATATTACAGAAGAGTCCTTGTTGACAACCTAATGTAAATCTTATATGTGAGTCCACTCACATAATCTACCCAAGGACCCTTCGGGGTCCTTTTTTATTATAAATGGTATATAATAGACAAATGAGAACCACACCTAAAAGGAGATTCTACATGTTATCAGAAGTTTTAAAGGAGTTACCTACGAGTGACTATGTTAAACCTAAACGTGTCAGCAGTCCTGCTGTAAAGAAGGCGTATAGAAAACCATATCTAAACAAGCAACAAGAAACATTTACAAGAGAAGAGTGCGAAGCAATGATTGAGTTTGCTATCAATCAGCACAACAGAAACGCAGGACAGATCAGCATGGTCCTCGGTTTTATTTTCATGGCATTATTTGCTGACGGTTTATTCAGAGTGCTGGGACTAATCCCTCCATTCATGGGTCTAGATGTTAATATAGTTCAAGATGTAGTGGATGCTATAAAGGGCGAAGTACTGAAACAACTATAAATAACTAAAAACAGGTAGAGAAAATGCCAGATTATCCACAGGAAACTGGTAGTTGGAACAAGCAGATTGAGAATAGGAACTTCCTATCTCCAATCGGTTTCAAGATGCAGATAGAAGAATATCCAAAGACTGTATATTTTGCACAGTCTGCAAATATTCCAGGTGTTGCTACTAATACAGTAGAGCAACAGACAGGTATGGGACGTCCGATTCCTTATGAAGCATTTGGTCTTAACTACGAACCATTCAATCTAACATTTCTAGTTGACGAAAATTTAGAGAACTATTTGATAATACACAACTGGTTGACTGCTATCGCGGGTGGTAGAGAAAGTCTTAGAGAGCGTCGTAATATAGAAAAGAACTATGCAGTTCGTTGTGATGCATCACTTGCTGTGATGAATAGTAATATGCAGACAAATTTCTTTGTGACATTCAAGGATATGTTTCCTGTGTCATTGAATGCTTTGGAATTTAATGCTACAATAGATGGTACAGAGTATGCTACTGCCACCGCAGAATTTAGGTATGCTGTGTATAATATAGAAACAATAGATGGTATCGTAAGAACCCAATTAGAATGACCCTTGATGAAATTCGTGATATGTGGAGGGAGGACTGTAAGATTGATCAGAACGACCTCGACACTGAAAACTTTAAATGCACCGTTATCCATGAGAAGTATCTAAACATGTGGTCTCACTTTCGTCTGATGCTATCAGATGCTGAGACTAAGGCAAAGATGCTATACAAAGAGAAGTTTGAATACTATGCTGGCAAGGCACCAGCAGCAGTGTATGCAAAGAACCCTTTTAACCATAAGGTATTGAAAGGTGATCTAACAACATACATCTGGGCAGACGAGGAATGGTTAAGAAACAAGCAGAAGATTGACTACATTCAAACTGTTATAAATTACTTAGAGATGATACTTAAACAGTGTACCAATCGTGGTTTCCAGATTAAGAATTATCTAGAACTGAGGAAACATGCAGATTATTAATGACAGTCATCCAAAAAAAGAATGAAGTCTATTTGAAAGTGAACGCGGAACCTCACGTTCATAAAGAACTAAGTGAACACTTTCAATTTGATGTACCAGGGGCAAAGTATATGCCTCAGTATCAAAAATACAAATGGGACGGAAAGATCAGATTATACTCTCCTGCTACTGGTGAGATATATACTGGTCTTTTTGATTATGTAACTGACTTCTTAGAAGAAAGAGGATACCACTACCAGATACAGGACAATAACATCTATGGAAGACCAACAGATACCGAACCTCTCGTATCACCTGAGGCAGTTGCGGGGTTTACTAGATCTTTATCAATACCACTTAAAGCACGAGACTACCAGTTACGAGCAGTTTACCAAGCACTTAAATACAATCGCAGACTTTTACTTTCCCCGACAGGATCAGGAAAGTCCCTAATCATATACACATTAGTAAGATGGCACCTAGGATTTGATAGAAACATATTGATTATAGTTCCTACGGTATCATTAGTAGAACAATTATATAAAGACTTTAAATCATACGGATGGTATCCTCAGGGATATTGTCACAAAGTGATGGCAGGAAAAGAAAAGATATCAGAAATGCCTGTGGTTATATCTACATGGCAAAGCATCTACAAAGAGAACCGTAAGTTTTTCAATAGGTTTGATGCAGTGATAGGTGATGAAGCACACCTCTATAAAGCGAAGTCATTGTCGGGTATCCTCACCAAGTGTCATGATGCAAAATATCGAATAGGTCTGACAGGGACACTGGATGGCATGCAAACTCATCAACTTGTATTGGAAGGGTTGTTCGGTAAATGCGAAAAGGTAACTAAGACTGCTGACCTCATGAAGAGAGGTCATCTTGCTCCTCTATACGTTAAGATCCTAGTGTTGAAGCATGGTTACGTCCCTTTTGATGACTACCAACAGGAGATGGATTGGATAGTTCAGAACCATAGACGTAATAACTTAATCACTAACCTATCCCTTGACTTGTCAGGTAACACCTTGATTCTCTTCAATTACGTGGAGAAGCATGGTATCCCCTTGAACGAAATGCTAAATAGTAAAGTAAAAGAGGGACGTAAAGTCTTCTTTATACATGGTGGTATTGATGCGTATGACAGGGAGGAAGCACGCACGGTTTGTGAGAAAGAAAAGGACGCGATCATTCTTGCGTCTTATGGGACTTTCTCTACTGGTATCAATATTAGGAACTTACATAATGTAATTTTTGCAAGTCCATCTAAGTCGAGGGTTCGTAACCTTCAATCTATTGGACGTGTCCTTCGTAAGGGTGATAACAAAGCACAAGCAACTCTATATGATATAGCAGACAACTGTGCTCGTGGATCTAAAAAGAACTATACTATTAGACATCTTGATGAACGAATTAAGATATACAATGAAGAATCTTTCAATTACGAAATCAAGGAGATCAAATTAAATGATTAACTACATTCGACACGACGAACAATTTTATGGAGTATGTAAACTTTCCATAGGTGATGAGATACTTGGCGAGATTATTGTGACAGAGGATCCAGAAACGAACACGGATCTAATTTTCATACAACATCCTGCTAAGACAAAGATTGTTGATGTGTCAACACCTATAACAGAATCTGCAAAAGAGCAGAAGGTTGCTATGGGATTCATCAAATGGATGAATTTCAGCGACGAAGATTTCTATGTGTTAGGTGAGAAAGATATAATGACACTAGCACCCATGTCACCAGAAGCGGTGATGATGTATAAAAGATGGGTCAGAAAAGAAATTCAAAAACTACCAGAGAAAGAAAGAGAAGTTCCAATGAACGCATCTATGGGATTGCTCGGAAAGGTAGAAGCATCAAGACATTTATTAGAAAGAATATATCAGAGTCGTCAATTACCTAAGGACCAATAACTGCCCTTTGAACCCTTACAGTGTTAACTGTACACAAAATCACACATCTTGTCAACCCCCTGGCATCTTTTGTGTTTATATGTTATTATAAGTACAACCGAACAGGTTATTATGCCCCGTAAATCGACCAAGAAGAAAGAGCATTATGTAGATAACAAAAAGTTTCTAGAAGCAATTACTATCTATCGTAATCAATGTCAAGAGGCAAAAGAAAAAGAAGAACCTAAACCAAGAGTATCAAACTATATTGGAGATTGTTTTCTTAAAATAGCAACTCATCTTTCTTATCGTCCAAACTTTATCAACTACATGTATCGAGAGGATATGATAGGTGATGGTATTGAAAACTGTATTCAATACATTCATAACTTTGATCCTGACAAATCCTCAAACCCATTTGCATATTTTACACAAATAGTGTACTATGCATATCTAAGACGTATTGCAAAAGAAAAGCGACAGCAAGCAATTCGTGAAAAGATCCTCGAACGTAAAGGTTATGAGGAGGTCTTCCATTCAGATGACCACGATAACTCCGCTGACTTGAACTATATCAAGAACAGAGTAGAAACAAACACTCGATACAAATAATGCAACTATCATCCCTAACCAAACAGGATTACAAATTAATTGCTGATGCTCTGCATAAAAGACAGAGAAACTTTATAGCGGGTGACCGCATGTTTAAACACTACGGTACACTTTACGATACATTTGATAGACTTTATGAAACTGCTCCTGATAACTGATCAACACTTCGGTGTAAGAAATGATAGTCCTGCATACATTGAGCAGTATCGTAGATTCTACGAGAAGACTGTACTACCATACATTGATAAGAATAAGATTACCCACATAGTAAATCTTGGCGATACATTTGACAAACGAAAGTCTATAAACTATTCGTCTCTCGATGCTGCTAAGGATATGTGGTTTGATCCTATCAGGGATCGTGGTATCCATATGTGGATGATCATAGGTAATCATGACATCTATTATAAGAATACTTTAAAGGTTAACAGTCCTGAGTTAATACTAGAAGATTACGATAACATTACAATAGTCGATGAACCACAGGATATTAACATAGGTGGTCTGGATATTCTAATGTTACCATGGAGGTGTGATGCCAATACTGATAAGTGGAAACAGAGCATAGAAGATTCTAAGAGTACCGTATGTCTAGGACATCTGGAACTCAGTCAGTTTGATCCTATCCCTGGATATACTATGGATCATGGAGACGATCCTACACAGTTTGAGAAGTTTGATTTAGTCTGCTCAGGACACTATCATCACAAATCAACCAAGGGCAATACCAATTACCTAGGTAATCCATATCAACTATACTGGAATGACTTTGGTACTGAGCGAGGATTCCATACACTAAATACTAAGACTAAGAAACTGACATTCATTAAGAATCCTAATAATATGTTTAACAAGATATATTATAGGGATCGTGAAACTGCTCCTATTGATTATCAGTCTCTGAATGGAACGTATGTAAAATTAATTGTTGAGAAGAAAGAAGATCAACTTCTATTCGATACTAAACTCGGCATGATTCTACAATCAAATCCAGCAGACCTAAAAATTATCGAAGACACATTCATTGTGTATGACGATGTAGACGATACAATAGAAACAGAAGATACTTTATCCATCCTAAACAAATGCGTTGCAGAGGTCGATCATAAGGATGAGGTGTTCGGTATTCTTAAATCATTATACGTTGAAGCACAAAGAGTTTAATGTTTGTATTAGTTGACAAAGCAAGCGGAGGGGTGTATGCTGTAAAGGATGACACCATCACAGAACGTGTTGTCCAACTCTTTCAAGAGGAGGATGATGCCATTAGATACCACGAATATCTGATCGCAGCAGACTATGAGAGAGAATTAGAAATAACACACTGTGAAGAGCAACAGGTAAAAGATAATTGTGCATCCTTCGGATATGTTTATACTGTAATAAAACCAACTGATATTGTTTATCCCCCAAGTGATTCTGACTAAATGATTGTTTTTGAAAAGATTAGATGGAAGAACCTATTGTCCACTGGACAACAGTTTACTGAAATCCATCTGAATGATACTGCGTCTACATTAATTGTAGGTAATAATGGAGCAGGCAAGAGTACACTTCTTGATGCTCTTTGTTTTGGTCTGTTTGCAAAACCATTCCGTAAGATCAGTAAGAGTCAGTTAATCAATACAGTAAATGAAAAAGAATGTATAGTAGAGATAGATTTTAATATTGGTAGTGTAAAATATAATGTCGTCAGGGGTATGAAACCCTCCGTCTTTAAGATATATCGTAATGGAGAACTGTATGATGCAAATGCATCTGTTGCTGATGACCAGAAATTCCTAGAACAATCTGTATTGAAACTGAACTACAAGTCATTCACACAGGTGGTGATACTTGGTAGTAGTACCTTCGTTCCTTTCATGCAGTTGACTGGTCCTAATAGAAGAGATGTTATAGAAGATATACTAGACATCCAGATCTTCTCTCAGATGAATACTCTATTGAAGGAGAGAGTCAAAGAGATCAAGGATGAGCAGAGATCATGTGAGTATGAAATGGATATTGCACAACAGAAAGTTGATATGCAAATCCGTAATATCGAGAACCTAGAAAAGGTTGATACTACACAGATGGAAAGGAAGCAGAAGAAGTTTGATACTAATGAAAAACGTATGCTTGAAATAAAAAGCAGAGTCAAACAACTAGACAAGAATTGTAATGATCTGGAACCTGAGATATTAAAACTAGATCGCGCTGTTGATAAGCATGAGAAGTTTAAAGAAATGCGTACCAAGATCAAGCAACGCTATGAGAACTCTCGTAAGGAGATGGATTTCTTTAATAGCAATCATACATGTCCCACCTGTACCCAAGATATTAGTGAAGAGTTTAAGCAACAGAAGATAAAGATTCTGGACGATAAGACAGTAGAACTATTGGAAGGATCTAGAAAGATCACTGATGAGATTAAGAACCTTTCTTCTACTGTAAAAGAACTCAGGAAGAAATCAGAAGAGATCAATGGGTTTAGATATGAGATACAAGCATTGACCCATGAGGAAACTAAACTACTCAAAGAGAATACTGAGATACTAACTGAGGTTGGTAGTGATACATCTAACTTAGAGAGTGAGAAACAAGAGTTGGTACGCATAGAAACTAAACTCAAAGAAAAGAAAGAAGACTGTGCCAAGGTCAACACTCAGAACAACTATCTTAAAATTGTAGGAGAGTTATTAAAGGACGGTGGTATCAAAACAAAAATTATTGCTAAGTTCATTCCACTAATCAATGCTAGGATTAATAAATATCTTCATAGCATGGACTTCTTTATAAATTTCACACTAGATGATAATTTTACTGAGAAGATCCTATCACGATTCCGTGATGACTTTACATACTCCTCATTCTCTGAGGGTGAAAAGCAAAAGATTGACCTAGCACTACTGTTTACATGGAGAGAAGTTGCTCAACTTAAAAATAGTGTAGCAACTAACCTACTCATTCTTGATGAAGTGTTTGACTCATCCCTTGATCAGTCTGCTACCGATGAATTGATGAAGATATTAAAGAACAAGTTGGACAACACTAACTTGTTTGTGATTTCACACAAAGGTGAAGTCCTAATCGACCGCTTCGATCGTACGGTTGAATTTAAAAAAGATGGAGATTTCTCAAATTTACATTTGACAAACGCATAGTCTCCTGTATAATGAAGATAGTATTTAAAATTTATGTTTCTAGCAACTTGTCCTAACGTCTACACACTTCCAGGGACGTGGAGTAAATGTAACGCAATCATTCCACATTTCAACGCAGATCCTAACGCAACGTTTGGAATTGCACTCTTAGTATTCACTGTTGGACTAACTGGATTCGGTGTGTATAGAGCATTCTTTAATAATAAAGACCTTGAAGATCAATGGGATAATCACGATGACTAATTATGGACTTGAAGTAGTATTCTGGGTAGTTCTTGGAGTACTTTTAATTTACCAGTATGAGAATAGAACATGAATGACATCACTGTCTTTATATACCTGTGTTTCTTTGTAGCATTGTTCGGAGCAACCTTCGCATTTATGTTTGCTACAATGAGATCAACGTTAGAGGCAGCGAATAAACCTAAAAGGAATGTACATCCAGAAATGGCAGACGTACGGAACGGTGATGAACTATTAGTATTTCATGCAGAGGAAGAAGATGATGATGATGAAGAAGGTGATGTGGTGGTAGTACGAAGATGATTGAAATAGATCCAAAGATGGCAGCAGGAACTGGTTGCACCAAAATAGATTGGGAAATGGTTCCACTAACTCAGGAAGAGTTAGAATGTATAAGAGTATGTTTGGTGAACGCACCTATACCTTATGACATCCAGTTGAAAAAGGTTCCGAAACAATTATTAGAAAAGATTGGGTATCCTACACCACTACAAGATGAGTACGGAGAAGGACTGCAATAAACCAGTTGACAAAGTGTCCACTAACCGTCCTATTGGGCGGTTTTTCTGTCATAATAGAATCATAGACACGAAAGAGAAATGACAAACATCGAAATCAAAGGTTCACTAGCAAGACTACTTGCAACAGAGAACCTAGTTGTAGAGCACAAGCAAGTACCGACTGCATCATTCGATGTTGCTAACAGAGTCTTGACACTTCCAATGTGGACAAGAGCAAGCGATACAGTTTACAACCTACTAGTAGGACATGAGGTAGGACACGCATTATATACACCTAACTCACCAGACTTTGACAAACTTCCATGCCCAATGGCATTCCTAAACGTTACAGAGGATGCACGTATTGAGAAGTTAATGAAGCGTAAGTACCCAGGACTTTCAAAAGACTTCTACGGTGGATATTCAGAACTACACAGTCAAGACTTCTTCATGGTAGAAGACAAAAACCTAGAAGAGTTACCTTTAATCGACAGAATCAACCTTCACTTCAAGATCGGTGCGTATGCAATGATGCCTTTCAATGCTGCTGAGACCCCTCTAAAAGACGCTGTGGCAGTTGCTGAAACATTTGAAGAGGCAATCGCTGCTGCTGATGCTATTTGGAAGTACACCCAAGACAACCAACCAGAGAACACAGAAGAGGAAGATGACCTAGAATCAGAGGGTTTTGGAGCAACACCATTCGATCAAGGACAAGAAGATCAAGAAGATTTCGGTCCACTAGAAGATCTATCAACAGGTAAGGGTGGTGAAGATTCACCAAACCCTCAGCATATGCCTGACTTCGACTCACCAGAATCTAAGGAAGAGCAAGGTGAGAATGGAGAGGGTGATAACCTCCACAGTCTTGGTCCAAACGAAGCACTAGGTTATGCTAGACCAAGTATTGATGTTGTAGAGACACAGAGATCATTCGACGCACAGGCATCTCAACTAGCAGATGAGAACCAAAGAGAAATCTCTTATGCATCATTCCCTAAGAAAATTGATCACGATAATATCATCGTTTCACCACAAAAAATCTGGGATGCAGCAGAGAAAGAATGGCAAGAATGGGTGATAGCAGGGTATGTGGAGAAAGGTCAACCAAGTCCATTCGATGAAGTAGATGCTAAATTTGTATCATTCTGTAAACGCACTGCTAAGGATGTCAACTATCTAGTAAAGGAGTTTGAGTGTAAGAAAGCAGCATCAGCATATGCAAGACAATCTATTGCTAAGACTGGTGTTCTTGACACTGCAAAACTTCACACCTACAAGTTCAACGATGACATCTTCAAGAAGGTAACTCGTACTCCTGATGGTAAGAACCATGGTCTTGTATTCCTACTAGACTGGTCAGGTTCTATGGCATGTGAGATTTACGAAACTATATGTCAGGTTATCAACCTATGTCAGTTTTGTAAGAAAGTCGGTATTCCTTTTGATGTATATTCATTCGTTGTTGACGGTGGTATGTCTCTAATCGCAGAAGGTAAAGAGTACAACGATTCCTACTACGAAGATGATGGATCATCTCTATTCACTTCATCAAGAAATGTTGGTGAGTTCTTTATCGACAAGAGATTCAGACTCGGCAACCTTCTTTCTAGTGATACTCATACTAAGGTGTTCAATAAGAATTGTAAGAACCTCTATCGCGTAGCAAACTATTATGCTCAACGTAATCACTGGGAGTCAAGTGCTCCTCGTCCTCCTAAGTTTATGGGTCTTGGCGGTACTCCACTTAATGAAGCACTTGTTGTAATGCAGTCTTACTTAGGTAAGTGGAAAGCAACAAAGAATGTAGAAAAGACACACCTAATAGTTTTGACTGATGGTGAGTCACAGTGCCTACCAACATGCAAACAAGGAGTGTCGGGTGGATGGAGAGAGTTAGATAGTGGATCAATATATCCTGACTACAACCAGTACAATACAGTGATCAGACACAAAGGTCGTCACTACGCTACTGTACATAACGCTAACTCAGAAATGACTCAACGTTTACTAGAAGTAATCAGAGAGACAAATCCAGGATCTAATGTTCTTGGTATCAGAATATGCCCTAGTCGTGGGTTCAGATATTTCCTAAGTCACTTAGGCATCCATGACTACAACAAAGCAACTTCAATCCATAAGAAGTTCAAGAAAAACAAGTGTGCTGTTGTACAGAATGTTGGTTACAATGAACTATATGTTCTTGCTTCAAACTCATACAACGAAGATACAGAAATGGATGTTAAAGAAGATGCAACCAAGGCAGAAATCAAACGTGCCTTCGGTAAGTCTTTGAAGTCAAAGTCTATCAACCGCGCTATGTTATCCTCCTTCGTAGGACAGATAGCATAGTGTCCACTATGTGCTTACAAACCACATAGAATCATATACAATTAGATCATACGAAACAAACAAATAGATTATGCCATTCGCACCCGCACCAGTCACAACACAAGACCTAGTAGACTACCTTTCAAATAAGTTCGGTCTTGATGTTACTACACCAAATCTCCTTGATGCTGCTGACAAATACAATGTGTCATATGCAACAGTCAAGAAAAGATTAAAGCAATTCAAAACAGGTATCGGTAAGTGGAACCTGACTATCGCAGAAAAGTTAGAGCAGAACTTCCAGAGTAAGTCTGCTAACAAGACAACTCTTGTTGATTCTTTTGACCCTGCATACCTAGCAGGCAAAGATCTTATTCCTGCTAAGGACCCTAACTATGTTCCCTTCGGTAACTTCACTGACTTAAAGAAAATCATCAAGTCAGAAGTGTTCTACCCTACATTCATCACAGGTCTATCAGGTAATGGTAAGACATTCGGTGTTGAGCAGGCATGTGCCCAGTTAGGTAGAGAACTCATCAGAGTCAACATCACAGTCGAGACTGACGAAGATGATTTGATCGGTGGTTTCAGACTTGTTGATGGCAACACAGTATGGCACAACGGTCCAGTGCTAGAAGCACTACAAAGAGGTGCAGTTCTATTACTCGATGAGTTAGACTTAGCATCCAACAAAATCTTATGTTTACAATCAATCCTAGAAGGCAATGGAGTATTCCTTAAAAAGATCGGCACGCAAGTTTCTCCCGCGAAAGGTTTCACGGTGGTTGCAACCGCTAACACCAAGGGAAAAGGTTCTGATGACGGTCGCTTTGTTGGTACTAATGTTCTAAACGAAGCATTCCTAGAAAGATTCCCACTCACATTCGAGCAAGAGTATCCTTCAATCAAGATCGAACAGAAGTTACTACATAACTACTGCTCTGAGTTGAAGTGCTGTGACGATGAGTACATCGAGAACTTAGGTACATGGGCAGAGATCATCCGTAAGACTTTCAAAGAAGGTGGTGTTGATGAAGTCATCTCAACCAGAAGACTTGTACACATCATTCGTGCATTCGCTATCTTCAAGGACAGAGTTAAAGCAATCAAACTTTGCCTCAACAGATTTGATGATGAGACAAAGACTGCATTCCTAGAACTATATTCTAAGATTGATGCTAAGGCAGTTCTTGATGAGAATCCACTAACAGTTGACGTAGACTAATTTCTCTGCTAGTATATAATCATGAACAAATATCGTGAAAACGAGACTCTACAAATCGTCCAACAGTATGTCGATAACACATACCAAGGACATTATGTAGGGGATGATCAAGACAAGACACAGACCTTAGACCTTTTAGAGTCCATAGGTACTGTGTCTGACTTTTGTCAATCTAACATCATAAAATATGCTGCTAGGTTCGGCAAGAAAAATGGCAAGAATAAGTCTGACTTACTAAAAGTCATGCACTATGCTATACTACTGTACCACTTCTCAAACTTTGATAATGATTCCTGATTCTATGAAAATTTCTGATGAACAACTAGAAGTATTTAATATCTTCAAACTAATTAATCCTTCTATACTATTGAAACCAGGGCAGAGAGTATCCACTATCTCTAACAACAAAAACATTATGGGAGTGGCAGATTTTAACACTCTCAATATCCCTGTTCAAGCACCAATCTATGATCTACATGTGTTTCTAAACACTATGTCTATTGTATCTGGTGGTGATAGATTAAAGAGTGATGTTGACTTCCAAGAGAACTTAGTTAATATCAGTCACGGTCGTAGTAAGATGAAGTATTACTATGCTGACGAAAGAATGATCACTGCTCCTCCTGATAAACTTGCTGACCTAGGAGAACCTGTACAGATAATGAACATCGAGTACATGGACTTCCAGAAGATGTTTAACGCAGCAGCAACATACAGTCTTCCTGACATATGCTTCACTGCACATGAAGGTAACCTCAGTGCTATCGTTACGGACAAACGTAACAGTTCTTCAAATGTCTTTACAGTTGATCTAGGTGAGACAGATAAAGAGTTCTGTTTCTGTGTTAAGACTGAGAACCTAAGGATTGTATGTCCTACATTAGGTGGTAAGTCAAACATTGTATCAGGATATAAAGTTGAGTTGTTTACTAGCAAAGTTGCTAAACTATCTGCTATAATTAAATCAACAGCAAAGAAAGAATTACAATCTCTTGACTTGCTTGTTGCACTTGAACCTGATTCGGAGTATTAATGTTGTACGGTTTAATATTTCTTGTTATAATATTCATCGTATTCCTAATCATCACATATTATAATCCACACTAATGAACATTTTTGTCACTGATCCTGATCCTACCAAGTCTGCTCAGTCTCTGCCTGACAAACACATAGTTAAGATGCCCCTAGAAACATGTCAAATGTTATCTATTGTGGCATCAGAAGAATGGGGACATTCTTTTGGCACTCTACCTCGTGCAGATGGGCAACCATATCGTACAGAGAAGGGTGCCTTTCGTAATCATCCTTGCACACAGTGGGCGCAGAAAAACTGGCGGTGGTTAATCAACCATGGTCTTGCGTTGTGTGAGGAATATACCCACAGGTATGGTAAAAGACATACTTGTCATGATACACTACTTGTAGCAGATCAAATCTTTCCTCGGGAAGATCTAGGTCCTACACCATTTGCTCGTGCTATGTACGATGAGTTCAAGCATGACAAATCTATTTCCACATTTGATGCATACAAACGTTATGTTGCATCTAAACCTTGGGTATGTAATAATTACCTGAGGAAACCTGATCGCAAACCTACTTGGGTTTAATTTTATTATGAATGAATTTCTTTGGGTCGAGAAGTATCGACCAGAGATTGTTGACGATTGTATTCTCCCAGAGGATACAAAAGAAATGTTTAAAGGATTCCTAGAACAAGGAGAGATACCTAATCTTCTCCTAGCAGGACCCGCAGGCATAGGTAAAACAACTATTGCCAAAGCATTATGTAAAGAACTGGGTGCAGATTACTATGTAATCAACGGTTCTGATGAAGGTAGATTCCTAGACACTGTAAGAAATCAAGCAAAGTCATTTGCTGCTAGTGTCTCCCTTACATCAAAAGCAAAACATAAAGTAATTATTATCGACGAAGCAGATAATACTACTCCTGACGTGCAGATGTTACTGCGTGCAAACATTGAGGAGTTCCAGAATGCTTGTCGATTTATATTCACATGCAACTATAAGAATAGGATCCTTGATCCAATACATTCTCGTTGTTCAGTTGTAGATTTCCATGTAAAAGGAAAAGAGAAAGCACAACTAGCAACACTATTCTTTAAGAGAGTTCATAAGATTCTTGCATTGGAGAATATTGAATTTGAAATGAAAGTTGTAGCAGAGATTGTACAAAAGTACTTTCCTGATTTTAGGAGGACATTAAATGAGTTACAAAAGTATTCCAGTAAAGGCAAAATTGATGTCGGGATTCTTGCTAGTGGTGCTGACATCACAGTTACTGATCTGGTTGGGCATCTTAAAAATAGAGAATTTACTAACATGAAGAAATGGGTTGTAAACAACCTAGATAATGAACCACATATCATTATGAGAAAAGTTTACGACACCATGTATACTCACATGAAACCGAAGAGTATACCCGAAGCAGTTCTAATCATAGGTGAGTACCAATACAAATCAAACTTTGTTATGGATCAGGAAATTAATCTGGTTGCATTCATGACAGAACTAATGATGAGGTGTGAATTTCAATGAACTGTTGGCACTGTAACACAGAACTGATTTGGGGTGGTGACCACGATGGTGAGGACTACTGCAATGAAGAATATAATATAGTTACTAACCTATCGTGTCCTAAGTGTGATGCGTTTGTTTTAGTTTATCATTCGCCAAAGGCATGGGACAATGACGATTAAGAAACATGAACTATTTCCTACAAGAGTGTATGAGTTCAACCTAGAAGGTGAGGACTTAAACATTATGCATCAAGCAAGAGAACACTTAGGGACTCTTGACTATGCTATGTACAATTACCCTGCTGGTGTTAGAACAACTCGTGGTGATATTCATAAAGATGAACCGATGAAACCTCTTTGTGGATTCTTTGAGGACTGTTTAGAGTTTATTAGACTTGATCTTGCATTACAAGTAGAGGAACTTAAAATCTCACTTGCTTGGGCAAACTATGCACCATCAGGATCAGGTGCAGGACACCCTCTTCATCGTCACCCTTATTCTTATCTCTCTGGGGTTTTCTATTTCACCGAAGGTTCTGAAACAATCTTCCAAGACCCAGTAGATATCCGTAATCTTGACACATTAGAGATTATAAGAGATCATTTCGATGGTCCCTTTGAAAAGTCAGAAGCAAAACCAGGGAAACTAATGGTATTTCCTGGATGGTTACGACATTACAGTAATCCTCATGCAGGGAAAGAAGACAGATATACTATGTCATTCAACTCATTACCTAATGGTGCTGTAAATGCAGGACCACAGGGTATACCGATGGCGAGGATAAAAGTACTATGAAATTAAACAAATTATTAAAGACTCCACTCAGATATCCTGGGGGTAAATCAAGAGCAGCAGTCAGACTATACAACTGGTTTCCTCTTGACATAGAAGAGTTCAGAGAACCATTTGTCGGTGGTGGATCTATGGCATTATATTTTAGTCAATGTCACCCAGAGACACCTGTATGGATTAATGATCTGTATGTTCCTCTGTATCATTTCTGGATAAACCTTAGAGATCGTGGTGATGAGTTAAGTGATGTTTGTTATGCTATCAAACAAGAGCATGCAACACCTGATCTTGCTAAGGAATTGTTTGACCAGAGTAAGAAAGAGATTATCAATGCAGATAGTTTCAGACAGGCAGTATTGTTCTGGGTACTTAACAAGTGTAGTTACTCTGGTCTGACAGAGAACTCATCATTCTCACAGTCAGCATCCAAACAGAACTTCACACTTCGTGGTGCATCTAATCTTAAAAAGTATCAGGATATTATATCTCACTGGGAGATAACTTGTCTTGATTATACTGATCCATTACAACAAGAAGGTGAAGGTGTATTCCAATTCTTAGATCCTCCTTATAAAATAGGATCTTATTTGTACGGTAGAGACGCAGGATTGCATAAAGACTTTGATCATGCTAAATTTGCTGAGGATTGTAAAGATTGTGAAGGTCAATGGATGATCACCTATAATATAGATGAAGAGATAGAGGAAATGTTTAAGGAATATAACCAACGTTATTTCTCTATGACATATGGAATGCAGCATAGACCAGACAACACTAAGAAAGCAGAGTTATTAATAACAAACTACGACGAAGAACCTACCAACCCACTTGAAACACTTCTTTATGGACAATAAATTTGAGTACTCATTAACTGCATATCTTAATGGTATAAACTTAAAACAAGGTAACCTTCAAGACGATGAACGTGCCATGAAAAAGTATCCAAAGTTCGTTATAAACAAGTGTATGTCAGACTATATTGACTGTATTATGTACAGCAATGAGATGAATCGTTTCTATACTTTGGACAACGATCTTCAATATAATTTTTATCTATATAGTATTAGGAAATCCAAAAGGTTTTCTCCCTGGAATAAAAAATCGACAGATAACGACCTAGAACTTGTCAAAGAGTTCTACGGATATAGTACCGACAAGGCACAAGATGCATTGAAACTACTGAGCAAGGGTCAACTTGAAGTCATCAAACTGAAATTAAATGTTGGAGGAAAAAAATGACTGATGAGATCTCTTGGTCTCAGGATATGATGCTAGAAGTGACTTTAAAGGAACCTGATGACTTCCTAAAAGTCCGCGAGACCCTTACTCGTATCGGTGTAGCGTCCAGAAAGGACCACAAATTATATCAATCCTGTCACATATTACACAAAAAAGGAAAGTATTATATAGTACACTTTAAAGAACTGTTTGCGTTAGATGGTAAACCAGCAAACATCACTAAGAATGATGTTGAGAGACGTAACAGAATTGCTAAGTTACTATTTGATTGGGGATTAGTAAATTTCCAAGCAGAAGAATTAACAGAGGTAGCACCATTGAATCAGATCAAGGTACTATCTTACAAAGACAAGGCAGACTGGGTGCTTGAATCCAAGTACAACATAGGTAAGAAGAAAGTAGTAGCAGAATCATGACTAACTTTGCAAAACAACAAATCAAGAAGTTCTTTAACACAGGACAGTGGGCATTAAAGTTAATCTTTATTGTTGTTCTTTGTGAACTAGGCATTGTTATGGGTGCTATGGTTGGACTGGCAGGACCACTTGATGAGAATGACAGTAACAACATCAAACATATTATGGGAATGATTGCTACTAAGTCCTTCGCACTGTATGCTGCTGAAAAAGCAGGAGCAAAAGAAAAGTATCTAATTGAAAAAGCAAAAGTATGATTGGAAAAGAAACACCAGAGATCAAGTATGATAGAGCACTGTCCCTATTCCAAGAGTCAGTACTCAAACCTGATCATAAACTCAGAGCATGTGCTCATAATCAAGGATGTCATGATGAGTTGATGGAGATCAGATCTCATGTCCTAGACTATTTGAAGACACTGAGGGAGGTTACACACCACACAAACCCTGATGAGAGTGATGAAATAGAGACTGCTAAGTTATCAAGTCAGAAACCTTACTACACAAAATGGAGATAAAGTTCGAGAAGTCATTTGGACCAGGGAAAGAACCATGGTATGTCAAGTATGAGAGATGGGCGAAGAAGCAACGCTTCCCTATCTCTTTTTTAGCGTTAGGGGTTATCGCTTGGTTAAAGGAGAAGTGGATAGAAGGTAAGGTTGACATGGAAATGACAAGTGTTGACGCACAGGCAGCAGAATTATTGCAAAAATGGGAAGAAGATGCTAAGATAAAGTCAACGATCAAGTCCACACCCTCAGAGGTGAAGGGACTTGACGACAT